AGCTTCGTTCACTCGACGTCTGTCCTCCTCCGGGCTGCAACGCTGGTCACTCCGGTCATGCACCCCGTGGAGGTGCGCGTGCATCATTGGTATGTGCCCAACCGGCTCCTGTGGTCGGACTGGGACACCTTCATTACCGGCCGAGAGACTGATCTGGTTGTCCCCTACGTTGATCTCGTGGACGCCACCCCGGGGCCGGCTACGAACTACACATTGGCGGATCACTTCGGCTTGCCGGACAATCCCGGGCGCGTCAGTGCACTGCCATTTTGTGCGTACGCGCGCATCTGGAATGAATTCTACCGCGATCAGAACATTCAAACGGAGCTTCTACAGGGCGATGTCGAGGACAGTCCCGATTGGACTGATAACGTCAACCTGGCTCTCCAGCGCGTTGGTTGGGGCAAAGACTATTTCACGACGTCTCGGCCTGATCCCCAACAGGGTTCTGCTGTCTCGATACCGTTCGAGCCCGGCGCACTTGCTCCTATACGCGGCATACAGATTGATAACGGTGCTACTGCGGGAACGGAGACGGGTCGGATCGGCGTCGAGGCCGATTTCGACGTCGCTAGCGGCCCAGCTTGGGCGTCCAACTCCGACAAGATCACGGTTACGGCTGAGACGACAGGCGTTGCCAGCGACGATAACCGCCCACAGATTTTCGCAGACCTTGGAGGTGTCAGCGGCGGCGGTATCGATATTAACGAGTTCCGGCAGGCCATGGCTCTCCAGCGGCATTTGGAGGCTCGCAATCGGTACGGGTCGCGAATTCAAGACTATCTCAATTATCACGGTGTACGGCCAAGGGACGGCAGACTTGACATTCCTGAGTATCTCGGCGGTGGAAAGGCAACAATCGCGTTCTCGGAAGTTCTGGCCACGGCTGAGGGCGAGAACACCAACGTAGGCGACCAGGCCGGGCATGGCATCTCGGCTATGAGGTCTCGTCGTTACGGCCGGTTCTTCCCTGAAAGTGGCTGGGTTCTCTCGCTTATGTCGGTGCGGCCGAAGGGGATGTACGCGGACCAGCTTCACCGGCAGTGGCTCCGATCGGTGAAAGATGACTTTTGGCAGAAAGAATACGAGGCGTTCGGCCCTCAAGCTGTGCTGACCAAGGAGGTCTTCGGTAATCACACGTCGTCTACGGATGTCTTCGGCTATCAGGGCCGGTTCGATGAGTATCGTCGGCATCCGTCCTATGTGACCGGGCAATTTCGTACGCTGGACGACGATTGGCATCTCGCCCGGTTTTTCTCGTCGGCCCCGGCACTCAATAACGACTTCATTACCTGTATCCCCTCGGATCGCATTTTTGCCGACGTGTCCGAGCCGGAATGCAGGGCTATGATTTCTCACAGCATCCGGGCAAAGCGCTTGGTGCAAAAGAGGGCTCGTTACTGATGGCTCTCAATGGTGCGCTCAAGGCGGAGGAGTTCGTCTGCCATACTGGTTCTACGGAGTATCAGCTGGCTGTAGAGCCTGGTGACTGCCAGATCGACTTTTACCTTCTGTCGGACACTGAAATACAGCTGTACCTCAGCCTGGGGGATAAGGTGCTCCCGATCGCTGTTGGAACGACCGTCCGTGGTCGTCTACTTGTTAAGGACGCTCGGTGGCTAATGGTTAAGACCGGCAAGAAGTCAGCGATTATCGCTTCGCAGGTCTTCCAGAACCCGCGTCGTCTGATTGACGTGAACGATCGCAAACCCGTGGCGATGCATGTCCCCACGGCTCCACCGGTTGACCTACGCACCATGGTCGATCGCATTGTCGGCCAACGCTTGGAGGAACGTGGCCAGTATCAAGTCGAAATCACCAACGAGGACTTGGAGGACCTGTACCCGGAAGATGTGGATACGGAGTTCGGACCAGGTCATGTACAGCTAGAGGAAGACGAGGATATCTATGAGGAGCTCTCGCGAAGAAAAGCTGCGCGTGATGCGGCTCGAAAGGGATCGCAAGGCAAGGGCGGAACAGAAGCGCCTGCTGCAGGAAAAGCACCAGCTCCCACGAGCGGAGGTGGACAGGCGGAGCCAGGCAAACCGGCGGAAACTAAGAAAGACTAGCCCGTAGGGCTTCGATGGCAGCGGGGTGAAACGCTAAAGCAAAGGGGGGGCCGAAGGCCCCCCCTTTCTTCTTCATCTTGCTTGCACGCCCTCGATAAAGAGCGATTGCGGGAATGTGGACGGCCTATTGATGATGATGCCGTTCCTCTTAATTAATGGGTATTCGGAGTAATCCCACTCTTTCGTCATAGCGGCCGCGTGCGCCGCTTCGCTCATTCCGATGTCAAAGGTCACTTTCGACGCCCACAGACCGTTGTAGTACAGGGTACGCATCAGTTGGTGGTCTGCTTTGGCGGCCTGGCGCGATTGGAGCGCTTCATGCAGTGCAAAGAGCAGTGCAGTCTGCTCGGCCCTCGTCAGGTCAGTCGCTACGGTGCTTCGCTTCATTGTTCACTCCTCTGAAAGTCTTACTTTGTGTCATTAGGAAACCTCACCACAAGGGGGGTGCGTCAAATAGCGCACACCTCGGAGGGTTCCACCGGGGGTGCTAGGGGGGTAGCACCCCCCTAGAGCCGCAGGCTTGCACGCGCAGCGTAGGCCCCTCTGGGGGCCGTCACACCGCATCCGCTTGACACGCGGGACACTCTATCACTTGATACAATATGTCCCGAGTGACACAGCAACTCTAGGTCGTGCAAATGTCCGGATGGAAATGCCTGCAACCAGAGATTATGTACCAACCAGGCACTCGATACCGGATGACTATTCCGTGTAACAACTGTTTAGGGTGCGAATCGAAATGGCGAAAAGGCTGGGTACTGCGCATGATGCTCGAAGCGCAATCGTACGCACACGTCAACTTCTTGACACTGACTTACGAACCTGGCGCGGAACCCATGTCGTTGGATTACAGCGATGTAGTCGGATACTTAAAACGCTTGCGGAGGAATTCCCAGGCTCATGTCCGGTTTTTCTGTTGTGGCGAGTATGGGGACCGGGGCGGCCGTCCCCATTGGCACCTGATAACTTACACAGACACTCCGTGCATCCCGGCTGGCCTCTCGTTTCAGAAGGAGTGGCCACATGGCGGAGCACTGGCGGTACCTGCCAATCCTGCCACGATGGCGTACGTTGCTGGCTACTCGCTCAAGAAGCGCTTGGAGGAAATCAAAGTCGTGATGTCCCGGCGTCCCGGGATAGGCCTCGAAAAAATCTCCGACATTGGCGTTCAGATGGCGTCAGCAGTCCCGGAGGTCCCAAAAACCCCGATCGTGATGAGGATCGGTAAACACCTCTATCCCCTGCACAACCGCTGTCGTGAGGTCCTCGAACAATCCTATCTGTCCGCTGGCGGACGGATCATTACACCCCCTCGATCAAAACTCAGTATGGAAACAGAATCCATTATCGTACTCAATGCGGCCGTCTTCGTAGACAATCGCCGAAAGGCAGACCGAGCCTTTCAAAGGCTCATCATTACGGAGAAAGAACGTGGCAAGACGACGTAGACGGCCAAGAGTAGAAACTCCTACCTACCCCCGCAGCCCTGTCCGGCAATATCGTCCGGACGTTCTAGAGACGCGGCACCTGGCGCCGCGACGCCTTGACCCAAAGCCGAGAACCTCTCGGACCAGGCCTACGGCCCCCGTCAAGGTGAAACGGCTTCAACCGTTGAAAACTCCCAGGCTGCGGAGTGCGCACGCTAGAAAAAAGCGCGCGCGGGTTCATGTGGTCCTCACACAACGTATCCGTTGTATCGAGGCTGCCCGCCAAGCCGGCCGGAACCGCTTTCAAAAAATGAAACACCGGCTGCGAGGCGGCCTCGGCTCATACCTCAAACATAGGAGGCATACACAAGAAGAAAGACTTCTGAACCGTGAACGTAAGTGTACATAACCAGAGGTACAAAAATGTTCGGTGAACTTATCTCTGCTGCGGCTAACCTGTGGAGCAGTAGCCAGACCAATGCGGCGAACAAGAAACTCCAGCAAAACCAAATCCAGTGGCGTGTGGCGGACGCTAAGAAAGCAGGCATCCATCCGTTGGCAGCGCTCGGCGCGAACGTGCAACCTGTGCCAAGCCAGCCGCTCCTGGGTGACGCAACGTTGGGCGGCCTGGCGTCGGGGATCAACAAGGCGGTAAGCAATGAGCAAGCGCTCAACGAGGAAGAGCAACGTTCCCGGATCAGGGTCTCGGACGCGCAAGCTCGTCTTCTCGAGGCGCGCAGTAGGTCAGTTGCGCAGGCGGCTCGCCAGCCTCTCGGTTCAACAATCGGTGGCAATACGCACAGCCCAGGCCAGCCTATACCTGCCGGGCAACTCGGTACTGTCCGCACTGATCCAACGGTCGCTAGCGCGCAAACGGCGCAAGACAGGTGGGGTGACATTGCTGAAAACGTCTGGGGTCTCGGTGTGGTGGTCCCCCACGATGCCTACCGGACCTACGCCCACTCCCAACGGGCCTGGCGTAGACGACGCGACGTGAGGCGGGCTATATCTGGTGCGTCGGGAACGGCCATCCGGAGGCGCGATTTCGGCGGCAGACCAACTTGGAGGTGAAAGGAGGCCACAATGGCCTTTCGACGTAGACGGCGGTTTGGGCGAGTTCGCCGGCGTATGAGATTCCGTGGCGGCATGCGCCGTAGACGGAGACGTGGCCGTCGCGGTTATCAGGTAATCGGTAGCCGCATGTAGGCGGTGCACCCCGGAGAGGCCGCACCGCTCCGGGGTGTTTTCATATGTACACAAAGGATGTCACATGGCACGTATGCAGAGAAGTAATCACAACCTATCGCACAGCCGCCTTACCACCTTCGATATGGGGCAGCTTGTCCCGATCGCCTGCTTGGAGGTGCTCATGGGCGATAGCTTCGTTCACTCGACGTCTGTCCTCCTCCGGGCTGCAACGCTGGTCACTCCGGTCATGCACCCCGTGGAGGTGCGCGTGCATCATTGGTATGTGCCCAACCGGCTTTTGTGGTCGGACT